TAGTCTTTTCGGGTTAGTAAATAAAAGTTTGCAATTCCTGCAGCGAGAATAATTATCGGGAGGACTACCATGGTGATTCAAAATAAACGTAGTCGTTAGGATAGCTGTCATGGATATCCATAGCCTCGTCCACGTTATCTACATTAACACAGTCGATCTGGTTGTCTGGATCGTATTGGCTGAAAACTCTCACGTTTACCGAGCCAAATAAATCAATTTTTTCTTGTAGTTCGTTCATGGCGTGGTGTTTTTAACAGTCAAACTCTTTACCGTTAAAAAAGTAAGCGATTGTGCCAGCTTCCCAGCGACTAGATATCTGGTAACCCCCATAAGCCTTATCGGCAAGGGCTATGTAGAAATTACTAGTGGATGTCTTTAAGGATAATTCTTTTGCTCTCGTTTTGGCTTGGTCTAAATTCATAATGTGGTGTTTTTGTTTATGTAAATCTACACCTTTTTACGGATATAAAAAATTATTTACATAAAAAACTAAAAATATTTTTCAATTCGTTGTTTCATTGCTTGCATTAAACCTTCCTGAGTAGTGCCTTTACCCTCAAGAGACTTGACAACGTCCTGATCTGTTGTCTTGTGTGCAATCAATCTGTTTATAATAACCGTCTGCTTTTGGCCCTGCCTGTTGAGACGAGCGTTAAGTTGTTGATATAGCTCAAGGCTCCAAGTTTGACCAAACCATATGATCAAGCTCCCGCCAAACTGAAGGTTCAAGCCATGCCCACCTGATGCTGGGTGCATGAGTAATATTTGGATCTTGCCCGCGTTCCAATCTTTGATATCCTGCCCGGTCTCGATTGTCCGGGGCTTGTATTTCTTCAAGCGCTCCTGAAGCCTATACAAGTCGTGCCTGTATGTCCACGCGATTAACACAGGTTTTCCCCCAGCGGCTTCAATAATCTCATCCACAGCGTCCAGCTTCAAGTCGTGGACAACATGATAATTTTTATCCTCATCGTATATGGCACCATTTGAGAACTGCAGGAGTTTATTTGACAGGGCGGCTGCATTAACCGCTGAGATTTCTGAGTCCACGTTGAATAGCTCCAAGACTTGACTCTTCTCAAACTCATCATACTGGGCCTGAAGGGCTGGCGGGAACTTGATCGCGATATCATTCATTATAAGCTCAGGCATAGTCAAATAGTCCTCTGCCTTCATGCTCATGCAAATATCCCCGATCTTATTATATATCCGATCTTTGCCGTCTTTCTGAATATTATAATTGTAAACTATTGCCCCGTTGCGCTTGCCTGGTTTAAAATAGTCCTCTCTGAAATGTGAGATGAATTTCCCTAACCTTTCGCCTCGGTCGAGTAAATAAATTTGACTCCAAAGATCGATTAAGCCATTTGGTGATGGTGTGCCTGTCAGAAGCACAACGCGACTGAAGGATGGTTGCACCTTACGGAGTGCCTTAAATCTGAGGCTCTTAGGATTCTTAAAACTACTGCTCTCGTCCACCACCAACATATCGAAGGGGAGTTCTAGTCCTCCGTATTGACCACAAAGCCAGACCACGTTATCCCGGCCAATGGTGTAAATGTCAGCCTTGACCATCAGAGCCGCCTTGCGCTCCCTCTCAGTCCCTGCGACAACGGATATCTTTAACCTCTTCGTGTGCTCCCACTTCTTACACTCGTCAGACCATACGTTCTCAGCCACACGCTTAGGGGCGATGACCAGAGCCGTTAAGATATCCAACTCCTCATACATTAGTGTGTAAATGGCTGTGAGTGTGGCAATTGTCTTGCCCAAGCCCATATCTAAAAATAGTGAAAAGTACGGGTTGCCGGTTATCTTATCGACTGCTGTTCTCTGGTATTCGTGTAGGTCAGAGCGGTTCATTTAGTGGATTCGATAAATTCTTTGAGCTTAGCTTTCACTTTTGCACGACCAATAAGATTAGGCATAAAAGGCTTTATAAGTTCAAGCCACTTTATCGCCTCATCCCTCTGCTCTCTGAGTTTAGTCACTTCGTTTTTTAATTCTGCAACATCCCATTTATCTAAAAATGTTTTTGCAATGTCTTTACCTAGCATCTTTTTTACTATTAAATTTGGATCCAATTATTCCCAGCACCCCTCCAGTGATTACCTTCAACAAGTCGGCCAGTAATACCGAGCCTTGCTCTGACGCTGCTGTGCCAGTTATGGCGCGGATAACCAACGTGGCAATAAGCACCACCGGCACAGTCAATGTCAGGATAAATAAACTCCACTCAACAGGCGTCCAGTTTTTCATACTATAGAGACTGAGTTATGTGACTTCTGCATATATCGTAAAATATGTTTCTCGATAAAGCTCCGAGATCGATAAAATCATAATCAGCCTTAGTTTTGTGATATCTACTACAACTCGAAAACATTAATCCACTCTTAATCTTAGGGTTGTTAAGCTTCTCAATCTCAGGAATAGCCTCAAAGGTATCACTGGAAATATAATCACTTAACTCATTATAGGTAAATTTAGCAACCTTGTCCGAGGTATCAAATTTCATGGACAAGAATTTATCCCAAGCCTTTAACACCTTAGTAATATTTGGCGTATCATACGGGCTGTGTTGAACTACCCAACCCGCAAAAGTCCCTAGTAATTCACTCTTCGTTAGGTAAAACTCAGTCCCAGAATACTGCTGACTAATGTCTCTGTTTGTTAATTTGTGTTCAGTTTTCATAACTCTCAATTATTTGATTTATATCATTTATGTTATCTAAAACCACAACTTTAAACCCCATTGCTCGGAGTCTGTTGTGTACTAAAGTTTGCATTTTAGTAGGTTTTTTACCCGTGGTTTTCATCTCAGCAAAGAACATCTTACCACCGGGGAACAAGCAAAGCCTGTCAGGTAATCCCGTCACATGGACAGAGAGGAGCTTTAAACTCCAGCCCCCGGCTTTCCTGATTTGCTCAGCTAGATATTTTTCTAGTTTCTTTTCTGATTCAACCATCTTAGTATAAAGTTCGTGTATAATATTTCTGTGTGCCGTAAATCTTAAAACTCTTAGAGGATCTGGATTGCTCGAAGTTCTCAAGGCTTCGGAGGATGTCGTTTATCTCCCGGGTTTTGTACCTGTCCATATCTTCTTTTTCTTTGCCAAGGCATTCACACCAGACCTCTGCAGTGCAAATATACTCGCGTTCGACCCCTTCAGTGTGTGGGTCAGCTAAATACATCCGCCTCTCCTCCACTCCCAGGCTACCCCAGTTGGCTGGAAGGGGCACGTCCAAATACTTCTCGATAATCCCCTTGCGCTCATCTGACTCGCTGTGCTTACGTTGCTCAGCTCTGGCAAGCTCCTCGGCATTAACGCTCAGGAACAGACTCTCGCCTGCCCGGTACTTGGTAACCGCCTCAGCCCAAATCTGGTCTATCTCCATGTCTGGTATAGTGAAAATACTTTTAGTTGCCTTGTGAGGGGCGATATCCACTGGCATGAAACGCCTATTGCCTGAGGGATCCCTGAGAAAATCCTTATTATTAGTTGTGCCAATAAACACACACTGGCGTTTATATGTCTCGGATGTCCGGGCGTAGGCAGGTCGGAACGTGTCTTCCTGCTTAGATATAAAGTGCTTGATTGACTCGACCTCTGCCTTTCGGAGCCCGTCAAGCTCAGCCATCTCGATAAGCCAAGCCCCCTGCAGTTGCTCGAAAGCCTCTTTGCCTTGGACAGTGGTAAATGTGTCTGATGACCATCCTTTACCTAATTTAGTGACCATTGTACTTTTCCCCGTGCCTTGGTAACCTACCAAAGTAAGTACCAGATCAAACTTAGCTCCCGGGTGGAATATTCTGGCCACGGCTCCGACAAGGGTCTTACGTATTGCCTCCCTGGTGTAATGGTCATCGTCAGCTCCAAAGTAATCAATTAGGAAACTGTCAACCCTCTGGGCGCCATCCCACTCCAAACCTTGAAGATATTCCCGGACAGGATGGAAGGATCTTTTCTCAAATTCCAAAGCCAGGGAGTCATCAACTTTCAAATGGCCGGTAATCCCGTAAATTGTTTCTATGTAATTCCTGACTCCCGAGTAGTCCACATTCTTAAAAACTTCCGGCTCTTTAACCTTGCGCCAAGGCGTGGTTCCAAATACATATCTTTTCCCATCAAAATCATTCTGACGAAATAATCCTTTTAACTTTTGATCCTTGGCGAAAATGATATTGAGATTCGCAGCGGTCGAGGCATACCCTCCCCGGTTGTCAATCTCAAGCTCCTCGGCCCAAGTCAGATCGATAACAATAGGGGTCTCCTCCTTTACAAAGTCATATCTGGCTTCGTTGATAGTTTCCTCAGCTACTGTCTTTTTAACTCTTTTGTTCTCCCTGCAAAACTGCTCCATCGCTCTCATGCTCTTGACTTTAGTCTCGGCACTGTCCAAATGTCCATAAAGGTGGAGGCGGACAAGATCGAAGGCGTTACACAACTTCCCTCCGCTCGGGTCGGTGCCGTGATGAGAGTAAGCAAATTTATCATCGTATATAACCAGACCGGCTGCGGCAGTTCCCTTCAGATAGGTGTAACGCCCATCGGTGGCTTGGATGTAGCTGTCTTTTAACAGGATGTCAATGGCCTCAGTGATTGTGAACGTCCGACAGAACGCGCCAATCATCCCACGTTTAACCTCTGGGTCCTCCTGCTTTAATGCCAGCCCTTGGACTTCCTTAATTTTCTTATCCGCTGTTGGCCATAGACTTGAGTCCTTCCAATCGATATAGCTCTCCAGGATCTGGTCAACATCGATCCATGGACCGTCTTGCGCTCTGCAGTAATATTCAACATCCTTAGGATTTGACGGCCAGAACATTAAGCGGTTGGTCTCGAAAGTAGTATTATCAAATAACTCGATCCCAAGCTCTCCAGCAATCTTACGACCCACCGCCACGTACTCGTCTGGTATAACCTCTCGTGAGAGGGGAAGGATAAGCCTGTAACGCGGGCTCTCGTCTGAGTGTGTATGGGTGCCGTGTAACACCGCCGCGCTATCGAACTGCAGACAGAAGTCATCCCAGAAGTCAAGATGTGCGAAGTCAATGTCGAGGGTAAGGAGTTGACGGTGAACCACGTTCTCGGGCTTCCTGCGTCCGTTCCTTAAATACCCTCCCACATATCCCCCCACATCCTTTATCTTCGACCTCTCGCCTTTTGTGGCGGACATAAATTCTTTGTGGGTCTCGTTAGTTTTGGTCTCTGTCTTGAGTTTCTTAACCAGTCCTGACCACTGCCAAGGGGCGTTATTCCAAACTCTGGAGTTAGCTCCGAGTCCTGTTGCGATATCAATTGATCCGTCGTATATCATTCCTGTACCCTCTTAGCTAACAAAGGCATAATTATTCCTTTAGCTGATGGCCAAGGGCCCTCTGTATTGTGAGTAACGATCACAGCATTGTCTGACTCATCAAAGTCGAAGTACAGTCCTGAGTTCTTGGGTAACCCAAAAGCCTTTTGTATAAGTATGAGATAGTCTGGATTGAGACCTATATCGGTAAGCCCCAGAGAGACTCTGTCTGAGTCAGGAATTACTGCCGACCAGTTAGGATAACTACCCTCGTCCCCGCCATCAGCTACGGGTCGGACTAAGCCGTCTGGTGCCTTTTTGCGGTAAGTGATAACTATATTGCCGTTCTCCCAAGCCAGATAATTCACCTTACTGGAGCTCATCTCAGCCCAGAAAGTTTTGTAAATCAGGAAGGGCTCGTCGGGGAAACCTTCTATAAAAGGCTTAGAGAATACTTCCTCGGTTTTGTGGACCACTGCGATGTGCCCGCTGGTTGCAACTATGTGCTCTCGGGTCAGAAAAACGTGCTCCAGAACTGGTCTCATACTGTCGTCAGCACAAGCGAAGTGGATAGGGGGGATCGATGTCCCGTTGTAAACATTGTGGATTTGGTCTGTCATAACTTTAGTCTTTTTTGTAAAACGGTGTAATATATCCGTCTGCAATTAGTGGTAATCCTGGAGCCCAAGGAACGGGTCTCCCCATTATGTTACTGATAGTCCTCAGGTCGTCCTCAGCATCATCAACAGGAACTTCACAATTTGCCTCGTCGTGTACGTGCATAACTATATCAAAGCCCTCTTTATCCAGAGCATCCATAGCGTAAGCCAAGATGTCCCGGGCAATGGCCTGAACTATATTCTCAGTCAGTTTCCCTCCGTATGTGTCAATGTTAGTCCACTGTTTTGTATCTTGATCCGTTCCTTTATATTGAATTGACTGTTTACCCCATTTGTTAACTGTGAACGTTGGCTCCAGATAAAACAACTTCCTGCCTGACGGGAGTTTGACTGTCAGGACATCCTTATTGGAGTCAAAGGTTATGCCGTGGTATTTACTAACTATCTGCTTATGTCCTTTGATTGCTATCTTAGCGCAGTTCTCTATGCCCTCCCAGAGTTTAACAATCTTAGGGTTGGCCAGCCTCCACTTCTTTACGATCGCTCTCATCTCGGTATCTGTCAGACCCATATCCTCACCTCCCATTTTCGTTAACGCTCCGATTGATCCTTGATAACCAAGTGCCAGCTCTGCAACTTTGCCCTTTGCTCTCATGTCTGAGCCCTTGGTCACCGATTCGATGGGTACGTTGAACATCATAGCCGCCGAGGCCTCGTATATTTTCCCGTGTGAATTGAAAATATCAAGCCTCCACTGCTCACCAGCAAGCCAAGCGATGACCCTCGCCTCGATTGCTCCGAAGTCAGCCACAGCGAAGGTATAACCCTCCCGGGCAACAAACGCCGTCCTGATAAGTTGTGAGAGGACAGAGGACAGGTCATCATACAACAACCCTAGTAAATCGTAATCGCCTGAAGCGACCACGTCACGAGCGCCCTGCAAGTCCTCCAAATGGTTCTGAGGGAGGTTCTGAAGTTGGATGAGCCTACCAGCCCAGCGGCCGGTCCTGCTCGCTCCGTAAAATTGGAAAAGTCCGTGAGCCCTACCATCCTCACAAACACAATTTTGCATCGCAACGTATTTCTTAGTTGAGGACTTGGCCAGTTTTTTTCTCAGGTTGAGGACATCCGCGGCAGCACCAGGACCAGCCTCTTCGATGAGAGCCGGAATTGAATCTTTTGCCAATGTTGTTATTTCTTTTTGCATGGCATCACTCAGCCACTTCTTGAGCTGGGCAGTGCTGCCGGGATTGTCCACTCCTGTTATATCTTTGACTCTCTGAGTTATTCCTGCAGAGAAACGAGTATCCATATCAAAAGCGTTTCGGGCCATTGGTATGTCAATCAGGATCCCTCTATCATTTATCTTCTGGTCGAGTAGCCAGTTGAGCCTCTCAAATTCTGGAATTTGATACTTTTCTAATCGATTGCCAACTTCCCGCTCTGCTGCAACGTCTCCCCCACAATAGTGTCTAAACTCATCCCACTTCTCCAAGTCGTGCTCTGGGAAATTACGGGATCTCTGGCCGTTGGCTTTTGATGGTTTGCACGGCTTGCAAAAGTATTTTATTAGCGCCCTGCCTGTTGTGAGTTTCCCATAAACCCCGAGATCCATTGCTTTGGATACCTCAGCTAGTGGCAGAGGCCAGCCACAATAAGCGGCTTTAATCATTGAGCAATACCATTGCTTGGCGGGAACGTCATAACCGATTGCCTTGAAGGCCTGTCTCTCAAAATTGGCGTTGTGGGCGTGCTTCTGGACCCGGTAATCTATCAAGGCTTCGATAAATTCCTCGGGCAGTTCTTCGCCTTGAGCCGTGTCGACTATCTGGATGTCCTCGTTATCAAAGGCGTAAGCTACAAGCAGGATCTCGAAGTCTATTGATTCGAAATACTTGTAAGCCCCCACGGTTCTGAGGTCCTCCAAGCTGTAAGTCTCAATGTCGATGTGTAGTTTCTTCATTTCTTTGTGGTGTTTAAAAAAAAGACGACCCTCTGCTTTAAGAGGCATAATGCTTGATGACGGCGGACCGCGCCGCGGGCTTTAGAGATCAAGACTCTGTCATGTTTTACGTTAATATTTCGTTAACTTCCACAATCATTCTCATTATATGACTGTCAGATACCGATTAGCTAAATCGGAGAATAGAGGCCCTGTCGGCATATTATTCTTTTCTACTCAGTCAGTCGTCTGATATCAATGAACTAAAAAGATCCTCCCACTTACAGTCTTAACTTAGCTTTTTTCTCAAGGGGTTGAAGCCAAGGAGAAGATCAAAATTTGTGGGGCAAACAGGAGTCGAACCTGTAAATATTATATTTTCTCATCCTTGTCTCCTGCTAGTACTACGCAGGTTAGATTGGCCCACTTTTGAAAATATAACGCGTCTACCATTTCGCCACAGCCCCGTAGTTGGCGGGACTCTTTGGAAGAGCCCCACCGAGGATAGCATAACCTTTACATCATGCTATCATCCTCCTCTCCGAAGTCCTCTTCAGCCGATGAGCCTCCACCACTAAGGCGTTCACCGTCCTCCTCCTTCTTGAGGTTGTTGAGTCCGCAAGCTACTCCTTTATTTCCAGATACGTTGAACGCATAGAAATTAACTGAAGCTCTCCCAAAGCATCCGCTGTAAAAATCTTCCTTCACCAGAATAGCATCGAGGCTTGCGTCAACAATTCCTGGTTGACGGTCACTGTTGGCGTTTACAAACATTGCATTCGCATACGCCTCATCGTCTGGTCTTTCCGCGTCCCCATCTCTGAGCGGGTTTTTCCACGTTGGCGGGATCTTACCCCCAAATTTAACCTTGCCCTCAGTGAGAGCTGTCTGGATTGCGTCCTCGATTTTTTTAAGGGTCATCTTATCACTCTTTGGAACGATAATCGAAACGCTATACTTCTCTTTTTGGCCCTGCTCCATTGCGTGAGGGGTGAAAACGTGTGCGTAACTGAATCGCACTTTACCAGTAATAACTTTTGTAGCACTCATATAATTTGAATTTAGGATTTAAAATCTTCTTTTGCTTGTGCAATACCCAAGGCAGGCCGTTTGTCCGCCTGATCTACTAAGGTAGGTTTTCCCTGCGGTTTAATAACCATTTGGCCGAGGATGTTCTCAAACACTTTTTTGGTTAAAAATTTCTCCATCTTGCCAATCGGTAGTAATTTATTCTCGGATATTTCCCCGAGCGGATAGCGTGTTTTAAGGAATTCAAAAACTGCTTTGTCGTCAGACCATTTCCTGTTGGAACGTCCTTCGACAAGTTTATAACCCTCCCAAACTTTACCCTCCAACGCCTCGCCGAGGATGAAGTCCCCCACGGCATTAGCCCAAGACGTTAGTTCTGGAATTTGATTAAAAACCTCGAGCACTTGGTCGTCTGTCAGGAGCTTAGGGTCTGCAAACTCGTGCTTGGCAATAGCGAGGTTTTGGTCTGCCAATGCCTTGCAACGTGCTTTTGCTTTGCACCACCGGCACCAGTCGCCAGGATTGCAAACTCCCTCACCGGCAAAAGCCTCTTTAGCTCTGGGCTTGACAACTGTCTCCCCCCAAGCAATAAGATCCTCCGCGGATATCCGCCAAGTTGAGACATGGTCCAGTCGCGGCTGGATAATTCCAAGCTCTACCTGATCGAAGTCGTAGGCCAATTCATGCTCAAGCAAAGCTCCAAGTCCGTAAAGTTTGAGCTGTGGGTTGTCGTCAGCCATTACGCAGATACCTTTACCATATTTAAGATCGTAAACCCTCAGAACTCCATCGGCTATTATGATAGCGTCGTTAGTCCCAAACCCGTCTGGGATGTACTCGGTAAGGTCCACCTTCTGCTCGATGAGCAACAAAGCTCCCCCGTCAGTTGCTTTGTTGGCAACCATGAACTCCTCCATAACAAAGTCTATGTATTTTTGCACTTCGACGGTCATCTCTGGGGTGTAAAGCTCGTGAGCGTGCAAGACTTTCAGCTCCTTGTTGTAATCCTTCTTTGGCATCTGGCCAGAGATAACTCTCAGACCAATATCGCCAAATTCGTGAGCTAGGGTTCCTTCCTCAGCAAATGAAGAGGAAGGCTTTTCCTTGAATTTCTCCTCGATCCTGGGGCTGGGTGTGCAATTGATCCAACGGGAAGCTCCCGAGGCTGACAGAAGAGCGTGAGCCCTCTGCTTGTGGTCGGTGCCTGCCATTAGTCCAAAGTGTTTAGGAAGGTCATAAAATCAGCATATTTAGCTGGGTCGAGCTTCGTAACATTTGGAGCTCCGATCTTAACCAGTTCCGCCTTGATAGCTGTCTTGTGAACTTCAACCTTTTTAGTTAGAAGAGCTCGTACATCTTTGATTAGAATCTCAGATTCTTCAGCTACGGGAGTTTCTTCAACTACGGGAGTTTCTTCAACTACGGGAGTTTCTTCAACTACGGGAGTTTCTTCAACTACGGGAGTTGGTTTTAAAGCCTCCTCAGCTACCTGAGCTTTTGGTTTTCTGGAAGCCCTTGGCTTAGTAGTCTCAATTTTAGAAGCCGCATTCATGCTCTTTAAAAATACGCAAGTTGCCTCAATTTGGGCGTCGTTGCTTACATCGATTGATAAATTAGTTAGATCCATTTTGCTTGTAGTTTAAGATTAGTGTATTTAATTTTTCAAGGTATTCACTCAGAACGATAAGGCCCGAGTGTAAGATTTCCTCGTGGAGTAGGGAGTCTTTGTGGAATAGCTTGGTCATCCCAGAAGGGTGGTCAAGTATAGCCAGAAAGTCCCCGTTTGATAGGTAATAATTTCCTTCTTTGGTTTGTGCCTTCCACTCGCTGCCTTTAAACAGATCGGAAATAGGCACCCCAACTAGCAATGATAGCTTGCTTATCTGATCTGCATCAAGTAAAGCCTCGCCAGCCATGACTCGATTAAGAGCCAGGACCGGGTGGATGTTTTTGGGGAATAACTGCTGAGCGACTTCCTTCTTATTCAAGTCGGCTCTAGTCATGATTTGCTGTAGGTCTATTTTACTCATTTTTCTAATTGTTTGGATTGCTAAGCTACAAATTAATTTTGAATAAAAGTGAAAATAATTATTTAATAATTCTAATAACTTGATCTAAATAAACCGATATGCAATAGTCTAAACTTAGCGTCTGGCGATTTTTATACCAACCAAAGCCGGTTATTGTCCCCTCAGTAATTTGGTCATTTAGTAGAGCTTGAATCTTTTGTCCTTTTATGTAACTTTCTTGAGTTGTCATGGTGTCGTGGTGTTTATTTGTTGCTGTAAATATACAGGTATTTTCCACAATAAAAAATTAATCTACAAAATAAATGAAAATATTTTATTGTTTAGGTGTTAAGGGCTTGCCCGTCAATAACTTGCGGAGGTTAAAATAATTTCTAAACAATTAAACAATAAACCCCTAAAAGCCTAAACCCTATTTTTCCCTTTATCTTATATTTTACTCTAAGGAGGGGGTAAAGTATTGTTATCATTGTTGAGGATTTTGTAACTTATTTTAGCGCAGTAGGTTACAGCTAAACAAGGCTAAACAAGACTTAAACGATAACTTTTTATTGTTTAAACGAAAAAAGGGCTAACTGTGTGCTAGTCAACCCTTTCCACTAAACCTAAATCCAAACTATGAAAATTAACCTACGATGTGAAGGTAGGATTAAATTCCTTAATTCAGACTAATCTTTTTAAAAACTCCGTTCTGCTATACCGAGTTTTGCTAAAAGTCCAGCAATAACCATTGCCATACCGTCAAAAATCATCTTCTCCATGTCGTCGTCGATGCCAGGAATGTCGATCAACGAGTCTGCAAATGCAGTTGCCATGACGACAGCTTTCTCATAATCCTCCTCCTCAAGAATCACGATCAGCGTGTCTTCGATCTGTTGATTGTACGGCTCCGGAATCTTCTCGGCTACATTGTTGTCGAACGCGGCAACCAAGGATGGCGCCAGTGCATTTAAGGCCATTGCAAGCAAGCCCTTTACTTTGAGAACCTCGACAAGCTTCCTGCCAACTACCTTTTCCAATTTACTTGATAAAACTCCAATTTCATTCATGCTTTTTGTTTTTAGTGAATAGTTTAATTAATGCAGGTTTGGTTGCCTTCCATATTACTTTAACGGCTGGCCAGAGCCAATACCAATTTTCTTTAAGAAACTTTATAACCTCGGCCGGGTCCGCAGCTTCCGCCGCGAGAATCACCTCAGCTTCTTTGTATGCTTTTTCTCGCCGTGTCATCCGTTCAAAATTATTAACTCAGTTTCATCTGGTAATATACTCAATAATTCCCGAAGCGCGTTACCGCTCGAAGTGACGTCGATCAATCCATCCTGGTCAAGGTCTGCCAACTTCTGACCGGGTGCTCCACAACCCCGGAGTTGCTTGGCGTAGTTTGCAACGTGCCACTTAATCCCAGACCTGCCAGGGACGTTTAACACCTCAAAATGTGGGTAGTCAAAGGCTGGGCTAGATTCTAATTTCTGCAAGGTGTATGTGCCCACAGGTATGCAGGAAATATTTGTCTGGTTGAACTGCCAAGACAGCTCCATGAGATAGCAGGAATAGATCATCTCCATGTCCCGAGTTGCGATAATGTTAGATATTGTTTCCCTGCCCGGAACGTCGTGCCTTATTTGATAAATCTTGTAACTCATTTTTTACTCTTTCCGCTTCTTGGGTTAAACTTATTGTTAAGATCATCAAGAATAACACTCTCCCCCTTGTCGTTACATATACTGATTACCACCCCCAGAGCATTCTTATTCTCTCGAACGTCCTCACAAGCATTCTCTATGAGAGCCTCGTTCTCTCTTATCCTCATGAACCCAGCTGTGAAAACGCCAGTTAATAGGGTCCCAATGATAGCCAGAACCACTAATTGATTACTCACAAAATGGTTAAATTTAGTGTCGAGCGAAGCTATCCCGTTGTGGATGACGACCAGTAAATCCTCTTTTTCTTCGACTGAGAGTTTAGACATTGAATTTAGTTTTAAACGCTTTTTTAATTATTGACCCTCCACTATATCCTATCCCTACCAATTGAAACTGCCAACCCAGCGCTAGCCCCATTACATAAAGAGGGGGAGCTTCTTTTAGTTGGCTTGGACTTGCTGCCATTGCTGCGCAGATAACCACCACAGGCACCAACGAGGCTAAGTATTTGTATTTATTCCTTCGCTTAAAAGTCGATAGCTTAAAATCCTTCCTAGTCTTATACGCTGTGTAAAGCTCGCCTGTTACATGAACGGCAATTCCAGACAGCGCCCAAGCCAAATAAATTAGAAAGGTCAGTAAGCTATAAAGTATCATTTAGTTATTTCAATATTCGTAAATCTATCCCCACTAGTCATGATTATTGTCAATTTATGTAAATTCATAATATTCGCCCGTTTGATCTTCACAACCAATCTCATTTTATACTTTCTTTTGAAACTTTAAAGTAAATCATAATTTTTAATTATAAAATTCTCGATTACGGGGGCTTACAGCCCCAAACAGCAAAGCCGAGACCCGAAATACGCAGCCGAATACGAATTCGACGCAGCGTAAGACGAGTGCACGCACCCGAACCCCGCATTCACGCCACTATACACAGAACCGCCAACGACAGGAGCCCGTAATCCTAGATAACTCAGAGCCGTTGAGAAGCAATAGTCCGCCCAATAAGTAAATGACCCACCCCCGTTGTCTTCTGACATCATTACTCCATTAGCACCGCCAATTAACTGCTTTATATATCCGTTAGTCCTCGTAATCTGGTTGGTTAAAAGAATACTATTTTCATCAATCACATCCGTAAAGTTTGACGGGGATTTCACAACGTATAGCAATGACTTACCCCCTTCGACCACCGTTTGATTGTAGATATTACAACCATCAACCCACTCCCAAATGTCTCCAAAAGGATTCTCAACACCCCGATAACGATTAACTGTCGTTGTGGCGGTTCCTACGTAATCTGGTATGGTGTAGCTCACTTCTCCACTACCATTTGCCAATGAATTAGAGGTCCCGCAAGGGATTAGTGGATTGTAACCGTTAAACGTACCCCATTCCCCACTTATTATATTAGTTACTCCACTACCTAAACCGCCCTGTTTGTAGCCTTCCGCCGTCAATGTCGCATCAACCGCAGTCTGGCTATTTCGAGTAGCATATTCAACCAAAAACAGCCTCCACACGGCTTGATGATTCTCCCAAGATTTTTGATAGAAAGTTGAACCCCGATTATTTGCGTAAGTTCGGTAATTAGTCCTGCTAATTAAAGTGGCGGGCATTCCTAATTGTTGATCGGTAGTATTATTTCCCCCTTTATAAGTGGATGTGACATTCTGAACGCTTGCTAGTTCAAGATTAGATCTATTGAGCGCCGCCTTATAAGCGCCTATGTAGAATTTAACTACTCTTGTAAATCCTGAGATGTTTTCTTCAGATATTTTAATTCTGCGTGTATTGCCAGATTCCTCCCATTTGTAATAGTGAGCAGGAATCTCAATCATTACCTGCCCGTCTGTACCATCTAAATTACTTGCATCCCCATTAGCTTTTTTACTCCAATCGGTAGAGTTTAAGTAGTAATTCACTGCCCCGTTATCAGCAATTAAACAACCCCTCATTTTATTTTGGAGAGGAAGTGAAACGTGCTTATCGAGATCCCCTATACGAGTAACCACAGGGTTAGAATTAGTTATATCCCATTCTATTCCATAACTAATATTGTCATCTAAAATAGCTGCATAATAAATTATAATATTCTTGATCCGCTGCCCAGTTGTCAACGTAAACGTCATTCTATCACCATTTAGATTGAGCCAAGCACTAGAGGATTCAAGGTCAGCAACTATACCAGAATAAGCTGTCCAACTTGATCCGTCGTAATAATCAAAGGTCATCGTTGTAGCGGTCGAACCTGTAAAGTTAAAATAGGTATCCCCGCTTGTTAGACATGAGTAGTATTTTTCACCCTCTAACGTTTCATTCACTTCAAAAGTTCCGCTAATATTAGTAAACGTTTTTGGTCTTGCATTTAAAACAGGTTCATCAAAAAAAGTATTTCGATATAACAATGTATCCATGTAATTTATCAGGACAGTATTGTTAAATATTTTCGTTTCATCTGTCTGAGTAGCTCGAAGCAAATCTAAATACTTATCGTACCGTTGATCGGAAGTTAAAAGATAATCATAAGCAAAAACAGATAATACATAAGTCCCAGCTGTTGGCGTTATTTCTAAATCAGTTGAAAAGTCTATCCCTGCTGAAAATTCCGATATAACACACTGCCAAGCGTTTTGAGTGTAAACGTCCGTGTCAGAATTGTTTACATAGTTTTGGGTTAATCCCGTTCCTGAAAATGAACCGCCTGTAATCTCTAATTTATCAGCTCCGCCGTCAAGTAGCAGTTTTGTATTATCAGCAGGTAAAAGATAGGTTACTATGGTCTTTATACCTGTCAAAGTTACACCGCTATCAAAATCAGTAGAAGTGCCATTAAAGTAAACAGCATAGTTTTTATCCGTGCGCTTAAATTCACCGCTTGTTAGGACTCCTTTCGTACCAAAGCTAATAAGCGAACCACTGCCATTTCCATTAAATTGATATTTTTGCGCCTGTAACCCAAGCCCGCAGAATAGGAATATTAAAATTATAAGTTTCTTCATGTCTTTCTTCGTTTAATCCAGTGCTTTATATTCATAACCACCACGTATAAAAATAGTATCATTGCAAATATAGTACCTGCTGGAAGTTCTTTCATTACAACCAAGTTCTATGTGCTAACCAAATCGCTGTTATGTCAACAACCCTATCTTTATTCTTAGTCCTCCAATCTTTTCGGAAGGCTACAACCTCAGTTTTTCTATCCCAATAGACTGTCTCTGTTACAACCACATTCTCTGGATCGGTGTTATCTATACTACCTTGCACTTTTACGGCTGTGCCTGCTAAGAATGGCTTTATATACTCCTTCATTGTCTTTTCTGCAAACTCGTAGACTTTTTTAAGGTCTGAATAAGCGAACTGCCCGTCTATGCCAGCTTGACAAGCACCTATACTTGGATAATAAAGTAGTACATTCCATATCGCTGTCCCTTGCTCAAGAGTCATAGGAATAGGCTCTGCTTTGGGTTTTGGAAACATCGAGTTAAAAATCAAAACCTCTTGACTAAATCCTGAGAATGTTATTAGGATTATTGCTGTTATTAAAATTGCTAGTTTTTTCATTATCTTCTTATTTTTTAATGATGAGATTACCAAAAGAATCCGAAGCGTCTAACTCTAAAAAGCCTTGGATATAATAGTGACTTCCTGAGTGTATCTCATGGTGAGCGTAATCAATACTCATTGCAACGCCCGTTGTAGCATCCACCTTAGACGTTGAAGATACCGCACTTCCTGATTGAGCCTGAAGCCCAAAGGAAATAAGTATTAATCCTAGTACAAATAGTATTTTTTTCATGATTACCATGCTTTAGAAACAAGTGAAGTAACAGTTGCATCTGTTCCAGGATCAGTGCCAACTTTAATTTGTGGTTGGATAGCTGGAATCACGTTATCAGTTTGGAAAGTGTAGATTAGTAAAACATCTGCATCCGTTCCAAGTTCAATATATTCTACATCAACCGTAATTACAGTAGAAGAAACAGTAGCTATTAACTGACTATATTCGTCCGTAGCTGCTTGAGTTGGTAGAGCTAAGAATCTTACTTGAAAGTCTGTGGCAGCGTTTATATCTAATATAACCCAATAAGCTCCTTTTCTGTAAGTCCTCATGTCTATTGGATCACCTATATCAACCCATGAGGTTGTGACTGCCTGAGAAGTACCTTCGTGATCTACTGGAGATGTATAATGCGAAGAGAGCGGATTAAGTTGTAGAAACTTGAGAGCTTCGGCTGTGTAATCAACTGTGATTTTCGGACCATTAATAACCACCTCCAAAGCATCCCCCGAGGCTAGCGTGTCACCGACCTCTCCAGTAATAGTAACCACCCCAGCCGAATGAGTAAGTGTTATCCCGCTTTGTCCATTTATATAGTAACCACTTGCTCCCGATCTGACATATTTAATGTAGACTAATTGGGCATCGTTTACAATACTAACCGGCAGATTAGACAGCGTGAGTGTGGATGCTGAAGTGTACACAGCCGTTCCAACTTCTGTATTAATATAATAAAGTCCTGACGGAGTTCCACCACCTGACGAAGCGCCAACATCCTGAACGTTAAGCGTGTCACCCGTTGAGATAGCCGAGATATCAATCCCGATAACCTTCTCGTTGACCTGAGCCTGAAGTCCTAGCCCCAGCCCTATAATCGCGAATAATAATATTAATTTCTTCATTTCGTTTGACTTTTAGTGATTCGTTTATAAGGCATGAATATTTTAGTCACCCCGTTAATATCAATTTTTGCACCAATATAATCAAACGGGATGTACCTGTACTGAAAGGAATAAGGGCCGACCTCTGTCAGGGAGTCCACTAACCCCACATTGTAAGGCATGAAAAGGCTGTCAGGGATAAGTGCCGGGTCTGTCGGATAGCCATTCGTGGCAGGATCGCTTGCCACCACTATTTGGATCGTTGCGTTCAAAGTTCCCTGCAACGTGTCAGCGTAGAAATACCACCCTTCAACAAAATTAGGGTCAAAAACCCTGAAGCGGATGATCGTATCAGTCTCCACGTTTAACGTGTCAGTAAATACCCTCTGACCCATGACAAGAAGTGGGGCCGTCAGTGCGATAATTAAAAGTAATTTTTTCATCTTGTTTATTTATTTATTGCTAATTTAGTAATAATCTGCTTAGTAGTCCGTTTTTTTTCCAACTGCCCGGTTTTGCTTCTACTAAAAGCCCTTTTTTATAATATTTTGTTGTCTTTCTTCTTTGCTTGTAATCGTAGGTGTATTCGATTTGATACTCCGTATGGTCTATTCCTACTCTCCAATCATCTATCGAGGAGGGAACTGGATGCGGGCCGGGTTGGTTTGGCATCACAGGGGGCCCGACATAAGTAATGATGCCGCCTGAAACTGTAACCTCATCACCATTAGCAATTAAAAAAGTATCATCAATTCCGGCTGTCCCGTTATCTTTAAATCCAGCTGAAGCGTCAACTGTTCCAGTTAGGTCCAAACTTACGTTGGAGGTGAGTTCACTATTGGTTAACGCTAACACTGCAGACGCATCGGGACTTCTCAATCCTGTTACTGTTGAACTCATATATAGCCTTACCCAACCTCCAGGACCTGCCAATTGAAGCTGATCGGATGATGATTCATCATACCACATCTTATAATCTGAAGACGTACCCCAGATAGTGTATATATTATCTTTTGCCATTAAATTACCAGAAGAGTATTCAACCCCTGTAAAAGCACCAAAACTCCCTCCGTTATTGTACTGCACATCGTTGGTGAGTCCTGCCGGTGTCCCTCCGGATGGCAAAGTTTGCCATGACTTATCCCCTCTCCAATATTGGGCTGTTGTTCCTGCGGTTATTGACGGCTCTGCGCCGATGTCGCTTAATACATTTGCAGGCGTTCTTTGAGAAATAGTTCCTCCTCCAGTTGGAGCAGTTAAAAAATCACCTGATCCGTTCACCATGGTTTGAATATTCCCCACCCCATAGATTGTCGCACCTAATGAAGTTGTGGCGAATTTGGTGACATTATTATAATACAGCGCCACTGCGCCGTCTGGTGTAAATCTAGCCATCGTCTCGCCCCCGAATTTTCTCAGTTGAATGTATCCACTTGCTACATCCCAGCTGGCGTTTCCAGCCGAATTATAAATATAGCTATCGGAATCTAGGCTTAGTTTGAAGTCGGAAGTAGACCCATTAAAGGTCATTGTTCCTAAATTTGATAATGTGACATTACTATTTTGGAGTAATTTACCAGTACCACCATCAAAACGAGCTAAAGCATTAACAGTTGAACTTGCTGGACCAACTACATCCCCCGTAGCAATAGGAAGTGTTTGCCATGACTTATCCCCTCTCCAATATTGGGCTGTTGTTCCTGCGGTTATTGACGGCTCTTTACCGTTAAATGTATTCCAGTCAGTGTTAGATAAGGCCCCGATTGCTGAGGTGCTGGACAGCCCTAAGCTCATTACCTGAGTTGATAGGCTCAATCCATTTGCTGGCGTTCCGACTGTTACTGGATCGTGGATAGCCGTATAGGCAGCATCCCAGTTAGTTTGGCTGGCATCTGTCGGCAACGAATACCCGGCGCTAAAGCCAATCCCTAAAGTTCCCGCCCCCGTGATTGGTGATCCTGATACAGTAAAACCTGTCGGGACAGTTTGAGCAACGCTTGTTACCGTACCTGTCCCACTAACATCCCCCCATTCGGGAATAAGTCCCGCGCTAACTTTTAGGATTTGTCCCGCCGTGCCAATCGGCAATCTGGCCGGTACCGTTTGGAAATACATAATATCCCCCAGTGTTGTCAAAGGGGATGTCAATTTACCGTTCCAAGTTGAAGCGGAAGCAATCCTACCGTCCGCTAATGTCCCTGTCCATCCTGCTGTAATTGATGTAGCGCTTAATAGAGATGTCGTTGGACTTCCTCCTAAAGTGAGTGTAACATTTGTATCATCTACTTTAGTTAAAGCTGATGGAGTTAGAGCGTCTTGCTTTCCGTTAAATATATTCCAATCAGTATTACTTAAAGCTCCGATTGTTGAGGTGCTTGAAAGGCCTAAACTCAGCGCCTGAGTCACCAAACTCAACCCGTTAGCCGTTCCAAGCGTGACAGCATTATGCCTTGATGTTGTGTTAAGATTCCACTGAGTCGAGTTGTTGGTTATTGAAGCACTCCAAGCGGATCCGGTTGACAAAGCAATTCCTGCGCCCGGATATACCATTGACCCACCCCCTGACGAGAGAAGAGTCCTGTAATTAACTCCGTCCAACGAGTCAACCGGGTTAGCCATTCGCTTGTAACTGTATTGGCCTGCGCTGTCAGCGTGAGGAGCTATCAGAGAGTCTACTGCTCCCGATCCGATTCCGTACATCAGTTTCCTGAGCTTCAAAGTCCTCGCATCCACGGCTCCGCCCTGAGCCATTAAGCCAAGGGAGAAAAGGAGGACTATTGTTGTTACTATTAATTTTCTCATCATGCTGATACTTGAGTTCTGTCAAAATTAATCACAATTCTTAGTATTGCCCCAGCTCCTGTTACCGTAAAGTACAGAGTCTCGGCGTTGTCTATATTCCTCAACTTGTGTCTTGGGATTTCTAAAAATACCCCGCCTTGCACGTAAGTTGCTTTGTCAATTGTCCCCTCAGTCGTATCGAAAATGTCATCCCCGCCAACTGTTGTGCCACATTTGACCGTTGCGCTCGCTGCCGCGCTGGTTGTGGCGTGTTGCAGCCAAACCGTGTGGAGCATATACTCCGCAGGTCGGGTTGCCTGCACTCCTGCGCCTGTCACCGCGTCTTCTCTGACTGTCACTATCGCGTCATCCATATCACTGCTTCCTGTTTCAATTCCTAAATCGTCAACATTTAATCCTATTGCATTTTTCTCTGTCAGCTCCACAGTAACCTGAAAAAGTGTAGACCCGCCAAATAGTTCTGAGTCTATGGCATCCCCTTTGATATACCTAATATCATTAATGGTGAAAGTGTCTAAGCTGGTCACAGTCATCAACCTTTTGACCATATATTTAGGCACTGGTCCTGTTTTGAGGATGATGCCGGTGTAATTGGTTGCAGATATCAGGGTGTCCGATTGGGAGCCTCTAAGAACCTCGTTTTCATCTGTTAAGAATATTTCTCTGTCCTGAGCCTCTATGTAAAAAAACATACTGGCAATATTGGACCAATCTATAAAGAATCCCGACAGGTCCGCGTTGCTCCGGTCCTGGTTGTTGTAATCTACTCGCTTGATCCTACCCTTAGCAATATCCTCAGTTAGGTCACTGATTTTAATTGGCTCGCCGGTTATCACGTCAGCGCCTTGAGTGGCTGTCATCCAAACGACTTTACCGTTGTAAGGCGTCATGTCGACACTGAAATTCCAGTAAGTGCGAGTAACCACTCCAACTATTGTATTAATCAGGGTGCCTGCAACCGTGGCCAGCAAGGTTCCATCTTCGTAAATCTTCAGTGATACGGCTGTGGCTACATCTGAGATGAGTTGAAAGGGTATAGTCTCGCCATTGTTAGCCTTCTGACAGTACCCTTTTGAAGTGAATCCTGCTTGCTTGATATTGGCGTGCAAGGTGTTGCTCTCAGTCGGGTAATTCCCTGTGAGGTCTTTGAAGGTTAAGGCGCTATCTGCTGGACTAACTAACATATTGCTCTATTATTTCGATTACAGCGTCATCGCTATTATTTTTCTTCTTCAAATTTAGTAAGTAACCTGAAAGGCTCGCAGTAAATTTGATTAATTTATAAGGATTAGCCTGAAGATACGCGATATCATCCCAGTCAAGTTTGACATTGACTCGGTGCATGAAGGGCTTGAAAATAGGATCTTCTAAGTCATCCACTACGATATCATCATTCTCAGTTACGGTGTAACCCTCTCCCGTTGTTTTGAGAGTTTGGTTTTTATCTGAGGTTTGGAACCTGATTTTGCTCGATAAAAACTTGGTCAGCGAGGCCTTTAGCAAACTGCCACGGCGGATCAACATTCTGGCCGGTGTGATAATTAAGTTTAAGGAACCTATGTTAAACAGCGAGGTCTCGTCATCTACTACCACGTTTTCGTTTGTCTCCGCGTCCCAGTCAATGCCAGAATCCGTGGTGTTTCGTTGGCTTTTTGTGACAAAAATATCATTGTCTGACTTCAAGTCCTCCGACCCGTTCACGTGCACTGAATTAGCCAGCGCTTTGGCAAGCCCGCGAGTGTCCCCCCTAATATCTGAGACGTTGTTAAATTTTGTGCTAGTGTTGACTATCGAAGTTCTTTGACTTCCAACGTTATATTCTCCACGACCGTTAATATCCTCGTAATCAAAAGATTTATATCCACTTGCAATATCTGCATAAGCCAGCTCAGGCATCCCCTCACTCTCGATGTCGAATACACTGATCCTATCGGATAGGTCGAGCCCGGCAGTCGCATCAAAGAAGAACGCGTACTCCTCGACCCGGAGTCTGAGAAACGAGTCGATGACCTCAAAAGTATAGCCAAGATGGAGCATAGATGTCGCCCCTTGAAACCATTTGTCCCAGCTAAGGGCCAGCGGGCTGTTATTATCGCTCAGCTTCTCGCCCCTGATATGCAACCCCGAGGCGTAGTTGTAAAATCTTAATTGATTCTCACTAGGGTAAAAATCCCCTGCCAAGTTGTAGGCAGTATCTAACCTGCCTAAATACTCGGAGTAGAAGGTCCACTGCGCGTCTAACATATGACGGGACAACTGCTCCCCTGTCTCATATATTGGCAACGTCTCTCGGGTTAACTCCGGGCTGGTTATGACCACCTCCTTTAAAGTCAGATTAGAGGAGTTAATTAGCACATCGACTTCTCCCGCGCCGTCTGGTATGAATAAAAAGTAAACAATTATTGACTGCGTGGCTGCTAGTGTTAAGGAAAGGTCTATGTCAAGATCGTAAGACGCGCTGGATTCTGGGATAACGAATAGTTGAATTAGGTTAGTGTCGATTAGACTGCTTGAGTTATCAACAACATCGACATAAAGCCCCAGACTCGTATTGCCCGAAGGGTTTGGTCTATTCCTTAAATAGTTTAATTCGATTGAGACCGTACCTTTTAAAGTGACCGTTCTATCTTCATCAGAGTTAACCAATATCCCGTATAAATAATTCCTAGCCGTGTCAAGAGTAGGCAGGTCGATCGAGACGGTATCATCAAAATCAGACCGTACAATCAAGTTCGGAAAGTATACGTACTTGGCCACCCCCGCAGATTGGGTGAAGTTGTAACCCAGATCCCACGACCACACAGCTGTCCGAAAAGCGTTGATCTCAGGATATTTTAAATATTTAGCCAAATCAGCGTAAGGCACAATCTCAAAACCTCCGATAGTCGTATATTTAGTAACGTCTATGTCTATTTTCTTCCTAAGATCGAATTTAACCTCTTGCCCGCTTTTTTCTGCGTTGATTTGTACCCCAATAGCGTAATCCCCAGACTTAACTACTTTCCTAGTTGGAAATTGCAGGCTGTAACTTGTCGGAAATTCTATATACTGAAGCGTAGTTTTATGCAGGTAATACTGACGCATCGTGCACTGTGCGTTCATTTCACTTGCCGCGAATAACCGGTTTATAAGATCTGCGCCCTCCTTATAGAATGTCAGTGACTGAACGTTAAAAGTAGAAAACACCCCGCCGACTTTAATATCCCGATCCATCTCAAGTTCGCCATCTTCCCATTCTTTGGGAGGGGTAGTCAGATCGATATTCCCAAGACTTGACTCTAGGCGAACCAAATATTTAGGAGGAGTATTACTTGCCGTTTGGGATTGTATTGTCATCTAATAGTATTTACAAATTTGGTTATGCTTCCGCGCTCCTTAACTCCGATAACATTCCCCGCTCTGTCTACTATCGGTCGGCTACTGTTCTTGACATCTTTGCGAAGTCCCCGAAGTTCTGCTAGCATACCTGAGTCACTGAATCCTGAAAAGCCTGAGTGCGTGGTCTGTGACATTATCTCCTCAGTCTCTTTATTGTTAAAAATCTTCGACCCCTTAAATGTTGATCCCCTGAAGTAAGTAGGTTGGTCAACCATCTGCATTTGGCCAGTCGGGAGTCTCATTAGTTCTCTTCCTGCGTCCCCAGCTATAAACTCACCTGGTGCTTTGCTGGTACCTTTGGCGAATTTTGGAACGGGTTTAGCTGCCACCGCTGCCAACTGAAGTGCCCCAATGATACCTATCACAGCCGCAAGAATTGGGTTAGCCAGACTCTTAGACACCGCGACCGCTGTGTTTATGCCGATACTGAATATCGCTGCAATCTTCTCATTTATCGCTTGCTTACGCTGGAAAACTACGAGCTTTTCATTATACTTGGCGTTGACTGTCTCCTTAGCCTTAGTCTTGGCTTCTTCCGTGCGAGAGCTGTTCTCAATTCCTGCAATCTCAATATCTCGGGCTTGCTCGTCAGCTACAATTTTACGCTCGATAAAAGTGTTAGCCAGATTGAACCCCTCGGTTACCAAGTCTGAAGTTGCGAAAGCTAAATCCTCTTTTGCTTGCCTTTCTTCCTCGATAAGGTCCAGAGTTTTGTCGTGTTCGTATTCTTTCGCATCGAGGCGTTTTTTAAGCTCTTTTTCTAAGTTCTTAGTTATATCATCCTGAGCGTCTTCATCTTCATCGACTAGTTCCTGTTCAAGGCCTTCGAGCACTTTAAGAGCTTGCTCCTGCGCCTTGGCCCGGTCTAGTCCTCCCTTGCGCTCTAGCTCTAAACTTTCTTTGAGTAGTTTTTCCAACTCAGCGAGAGCTTTCTCCTCTGCTTTTTTATTAATCTTTGCCGCTTTCGCAGCTGCGACTCTTGCACTGTCAGCCTTAGTCAGAGCTGCTTTTTTAAGTGCATCTTCTTTTGCTTCTTCAGCATCTATAACAGCTCTTTTCTCAATTTCAATTTGAGCTATTCTCCGTTTGACAAACTCATCGTATATATTTATAGCCTCTTTTTTCCCAAAGCCTATATCTCTTAACTCTTCTTGAAATGCGGCTTTTCCTACTTCGAGAGAGGTTGCCGTGGCTTTTTCGTAATCTGCTAGTAATTCTTTTAGTGCTCGTGATCTTTTTTTATTCTGCGATAGGGTAAAATCAAAAAAGCGAGAAGCTTGATCGCCAGACAGTTTTGCTGCTCTCTTGAAAACCAAATCTAAATTGCTCGCTTGGATCACCAAATTGTTGGTAAATTTAACCACACCCCTCAGCGCACTGACGCCCCCTTCAGCTTTGCGAACCATCCCCTCCCAAGCACTGGACAGTTTAGTTATGTCCCCTGCCAAGTTGTCGAGCTTCTTATCGACCATTATCTGAAGTTCCTCATTTACGTCAGTGATGCTGTTTCTTAATTCGCCAGCTCCCTCAGCTCCCTCCAAGAAAGTATTAAAGGCGGCCACAGAACGTTTATCAGTCAACTCAAGTGTCTCATTCAACGAAACCCCTTTTTCTCTCAATTCGATTAACCCTTCGATCAATTCGTCTGAGTTTGTAACAGTTCTGCCAAGAGCTTTAGCAAGGTCCCCATTTGCGTCGGCTAAATTGAGCATGATATTCTTGAAGGCCGTAGAAGCTTTAGAAGCATCAAATCCAGAATCTTTCAACTTACCCGTAAAAGCGATCAGATCTTGCAGACTAAAGCCGTAGGCTTTTGCAATCGGACCAGCTGTAGATAGTATGGTATTATAATCACTAAACTGTAAAGCTGATTTAGTGGTCGCTACTCCAAGCGTTGCTACAAATTCCCCCATCCTGGAAGCGTCTGCTCCAAATACGCGTAGAGATGTTGCGGCTGTAGTGGCTGCATCTCCTAAGTCAGCCCCTACCGCGGTAGCAAAGTTTAGGATATCTTTAGTCGAAAGATCGATCTCGTCAATGGTAAGACCCATCTTTGCAAGCGATATCTGTAGCTCAGTAACTTGCGTAGCTGTAAATTCAGTTTGACTACCTAATAACTTAGCTTGTTTGGTTAGCTCTTTTAGCTCATCTTTAGTTTTTCCAGATACTGCTTGAAGGCTACTCTGAGCTTTTTGATAGTCCATAATAGCTGCAAGAGAGTCTTTTAGAACTTTCGCAAACATCATCACTCCTCCAACTAGCCCAAAGGCTCCAGTCAAGGACTTAGCACTAGACATTATCGCACCTTTATAATTCCCCACTTTACGCTGACTCCTGCCAAGTTGCCCGTCTAAACCTTTGAGAGCTTTGTCCTGTGCTTGGATCGACCGCAGTAAGGACTTCCCGGCTTTACTGTTGTTCCGTTGCTCCGCGCTGAGAGCTTTGTATTTATTTATATTGGCATTAAGTGCGGCGTTAATAGCCTGGTAACTCCCTTTGAGCGCGTTCTCTTGAATAATCGCTCTCTTGGTCTCCGCGGTGACTTGTTGCAGTTTAACCTTCTTGGCGACCAATAGCTTACCTGAGGCAGACTGAACTTCGTTTATCTTTTTCTCTGTGGCAATCACTTGTTTCCCCACCTTGTCCACTTCCTTGGAAGTTTTAACGGCCTTATCCTGTCCTTTGGTCAAAGATTCGAGGGATGTCGCGTTAGTGGTTATGGTCTTAGCCAAAGACTGTAAATCCTTGTCGAGTTTAATGACCTCTTCGTCCACAGAAGTAATCCCGCTATCGATATCCTTTAGAAGCTTTCTAAGCGTTTCTAGGGAGGCTATTTCTTTTAAATCAGCCATTTTTTTCTCTTGCGTATTTTTTCAGGGCTAAGTCCTGAAGAGTTGCATACTGAGTTAGCTTCATATCGCCGTCAAAGGTCGTACCCATAAAAATGAATATTCGCATAACAGTTACCATGAAGGGCGTAGGTGTGTCGGACTTCTTTTTCTTTTGATGGTTTTCTACAAATTTATCCTGTTTAAACTCCAGATCCTTCAGTACGTCGATAAGATCCTTGGGGACTTTTATCTCGATCCCAGTGAGTTCCTTGATCGTTTGAATATACTGAGCGAGATTGGTGCCTGGAAGTTCTTTTATTTTCCTCCGCTTAAAATAAGGGGAGAGTTTCCCTCTGAATATATTCGCCCTCACCCTATCCCTGAGCAAGTTAACGATGCCGTAATAGTTAACCTTTATCCGATTGATAAGAATAAAGCTAGTCAGCATCCAGTGCCTTTCTTCGAATACGTCCTCCTTATCTTGGGAGGAAAATAACTCCAGAACCTCGTTCAATAAATCAGCGATCTGCTTTTCATAAAATTTAACAGGCAGGAAGTTGTACCGCTTTCTCAGGTGGTCCACTTTCCCGGTCCTCTCGACTCGATCATGGTCGTTTATCGTTAAGTCTTCTATACTTTTGACCATACTGTTTTTATGTAGTCGGTTAAAATTGCCTTGCCTGTAATCGCCTTTGCTTTGTCTCGGTTCTTGGACGCTATCCCAAAAAGTCCTTTGTACATCGCGTTCAAAAATCCCTGCTTACTGTCTGAGCTTTGGGTAAAATACTGTTTTTTAAACACCCTAAAGTCCGTAAACATATCGAACTGGAAATTCCCTTTTAGCTTCAGATTAGGGGTTACCTTCCCGGTTTTTTTAGCGTAAGCTGATGATAGTTTGGTGCTTCCCGTTTTGGTATTTACCAGGGGGGCACCCTTGTTGTCCTGTGAACTCAATAACTGCTTCCTATTAAGGTTCGTTACCTTCTGCTCAACCTTGTCCAGCGAGTTCTCCATTTGAATGTCCATGCTCGCCATGTAAGCATTAGACTTTAGTCGTATGTCGTGGAGTGATCTCATAGAAGAAAAATAGGAGGGCAGTCTCCCGCCCTTCCATTTTATTTTTCATCTGAAGTTTCCTTCTTAGTCGTTTTCTTTCCGTTGAATACCAGCCAGGCTTCCTCAGCTGTTACCCCTGTGGCAACCGCTTGAGGAGTTTCGCCGTAAACGCGGACGAATTCCGTCTTTTTCAGCTTACCCCAACTCCCGTCAAACCAAGCATTCCCTATTTTAGTTCCTCCAGCCATCGCTTATACTCCTAAGATTCTGAAAACTGTAGATGTGTAAGTAAAGAAGCCTGTAGCGCTGTCCTTGCCTTGAACGTCGATGTAATCACCGGCGGCAAGATTGGCAGGGGATGCGCCCTTCTTAGCTGTCAAGGTGTATAGGCCAGCTGACTCAGCTACCACCGTAATGGCAGGAGTGTCCACGTTGGACCCGATAACCTCCCACTTCGCAGTAGTCGCAAAACCACCCGTGTAGAGCGTGTTTGTACATCTTTTCAAGGCCTTGAGGATTATATCCCCGGCTGCATAAGCGGTATTCAGAGAAAGATCAATTCCGACAGGAACCGCGTCCTTAATCTGGGTTACCGTGGTCTCAAGACGTCCCAGATAGAAATCTTTAAACTCTTCCACATCATCAAAATAAATCCTGATCATGTAAGAATTAGCCGCGTTGTCGCTAGGCGGAAGGCCAAACTTAACCGCTATCCTGCCACGGAATCCTTTAACAGTCCCGTCGTCCTGATTGGTTCCCATTTTCAGGTTGTCATTCAGGATTAACTGGATGTCAAACGGCTTGCCGTCGGCATCGAAAAGGGTTTTGTAATCGCAGGC